ACTGCGCACCGTCCCTGCCATCTTTTAGTTTTGTGACCTCAACGCAACGGTTGTTGTCAAAGCGCGTTACCTCCAGCTCCACGTCCGCCGCAGCCCGCAGCCCAGACCAACCGCGCGCGCCCTTGCTAGCATCTTTGCCCGAGTGGTGCACCAGCAGCACCAGCGCGCCGCCAGCGGCCTTGCCGATGTGTTTGCAATGCCCGAGCGCGCGGCCGATGTCCTCGCCTGCATTTTCGTTGGCGCCAGGGGTCACTTGAGCGAAAGTGTCCATGACGATCAGATCGTAGGCGCCTGCGGCTTTGATATCGGCGACCAGCGCCTTGACGCTGGCCGGGTCGATGAGATTTGGCGTCACGTCGCTGATAATGTTTATATTGAGCTCCGACGGCGGTATCGCGTATTGATGGCAATACGCTTGCATCCGCAAGTTGAAGCCCCCCACGCCCTCCGCCACTACATAAAGCACCCTGATAGCGCGAGGCACTTTGTGCCCGTTCCAATCCTGCCCCATGGATAGCGCGGCGCACATGTCGAAAGCCAAAAACGACTTGCCGGAGCCGGATTCCCCAAATAGCACCCCGAGTTGCGCATGGGGCAACACGCCTTTGATAAGCCAGGATACGGCACGCACCTGCGCCATAAAATCCGCCGCAGAACGGATTTTGAAATGCCCTCCGGTGGGAGTGGCCGGTTCAGGAATGATTTCGAAGTCGTCAGCACGTGCGACGTCTAGTCCTAGATCTACGCCGTGCGACGCCGCCTGACGCACTAATGCACGCGCAGTAATAGGACGGCCCCCCGACTGGCCAAACGACGTCCAGCGGGCCTCCAGCGCCTCACGGCCAGGGTACTTACCGGACAAGGCGGACCACGCGTCCCAAAGGGCAAAGCCATCGCCCAGCGTCTCGTGGTGCAGCGCCATGCCAATGTGTAGCCAATCATCGTGCCCACACTCGGGGTCAAGTACGGCCAGGCACTGGTTAATCTGGTCCTCAGACAAACCGATAATGGGTTCCGATTCGGCGGCATACCCGTCATGCGAGAGTGCGCGGGCAAAGCGGGTGCCATGGAGTTGCATCAGTGCAGTGGACGGCGGCGCGATAACGTTCTCGCATGCGGTCAGCTCGGTAATATCCAGCGCGTTACCAGTAACCGTCACAAAACCGCGAGACGAAAACGTTTCGAAGCCGATAGGCTGCTCGCGAGTGCCGTGCGACTTGCGATTGCCGAGTTCGCCTGTGATAAAGGCCCGGATGCCGGTGCCGGACGGGCTGTACTCCGCGTAGGTGCCCGCGATGGCCGCTTCGACCTCCGGCGCAATACCTGACGCAGTAACGCAATCATCGAAGTCCAATGCGGTGACGTTGCCGCCGTCTAGCAGCGCCACGCCCACGCCGCTATAGCCCCGGCGGATCGCCGCTTGCAGCGCCGCTTCGAAGGTGGTGAGCTGTGCTCTGTCTTGGGACGCCCCGTTGACACCGAAACGCCTGGAGCCGTTGGCGTAGTACGGGATTTTTCTCGGCTTCTTTTCGCCCTCGATGGATTCGTAGCGCCAGATCAGCCAGGATTGTAAAGCGCGGAGCGGGGCCGGAACATGCATGCCCGCCAGGTGGGGAGTGATGTGATTGACGGCGGCGCCCATGCGTCAGCCCTCGCCGAATTGCGCGGGCAACACCACCAGGTACTTAGGCGGCGCAAGCCTGGCGCGCGGCACTCCGTAGATGGCTTCGATCTCTGCGACCCGGCCAATGGGCACGTAACCTTGCAGCGCCCACTGCTGAACGGCCTGGTATGAAACGCCCAATTCACGGGCGACGGCAGAGATTGATCCGGCGAGCGCGATGGCCTCAGCAATGCCGGAAAGATTCGGGTTGTGCATATATCCTCCTGTAGATGTCCGAAGGATAGCGCGATAGGGGAGTTGACCACAAGCAAATTAAAGTACAAGTATTTACTTGCATTTGCTTGTGGGGGGTGTGTATGATGACTCATCGAAACGAACAACGCACCGGGAGAATCAAAATGAGCTACGCAATCACCCACGGGTATGATCTAAAAGATGAGTTTAAGGCCGACGGTGCTGTATTTGACAAGGATGCTAAGGCGTGGATTGTGTCGGATGAGATGTTTGCGAAGTATGACGCCAGAACATCAGCATGGTCGGGGAGGTGGTGGTCCGCATGGCAAAAATGCGGAAAAACAAAAATCGCATGAGCCACGCAATGCGCGCCAAGTGAATGACGAAATGCATTGCTCGGCGTGTGGGCTGGTGTCCGATTATCCCGAGCTTGATAAGCACTTGCCAGAACCAGTCGTCAAAATGGGTCTACCTATACCAATCCCGCAGGAAGTGCGGGACGGGCTGCAGAGGCTTGGCGTTCTGGTTTAATTTTACCCGCCGACGCCTGGCGGACCATCCAGGCCATTATTTACAGCACTGCGCACAAACTAAGGAGTACCGGAAATGGCGATAGACCCTAAGTGGTATCAGAGCGACATGTCGCTATTTGAGTTCGCGGAGATGATATCCGCGTTTCGCGCGTCGAAGGATGCAAGCCTACAGAAGGGGGAACGCAAACTTGCGGAAGCTAAGTTTAAGCCGCGTATCAAAAAGCAAGCCGCTGCCAGAAAACGCAAGCTCGCGAGCGACGCACGCAAGTTTCCGAAGTTTTCGGAAAAGTACACAGCGTCGCTCGCGACGTACCAGAACGCCGAGGGCGAGCGCAGTAGCCCGCTGCTTACACAAGAGTACATTAGGGCGTACTACGCGCTTAACAGCTTACATTTTAAGGAGTAGCGGAAACGATGGGACCGATCAAATTTAAAGACATGACGCCTGAACAGCGTAGCGAGATTGTCGAGGCGCTGGTTGCTGATCCGGTAAGCGTGGAGTTTTATCAGCCGGACGGGGTGTGGCTGATAAAACGCAACTCGTCTACCCACTTTATTCACCCGAGCAGCTGCTACCGCATCAAGCCCCGCCAGCTCGTCATTCCTTGGGACGTTCTGCGGTCCGATATTGTGGCGGTGGCGATGGACGCGGATGGCTGGGTGCACGCATATACCTCGGTGCCCACGCCAGACCATAGTGCGTGGTCGAGCATGAGCGCCGAGGCATGCAGCCTCCGATGTCTCAACATCAACACGATCGGAGTCAACTGGCGCGAATCGCTGGTGATGCGTCCGGGGTATGAATCCGCTGCGAAAGGGGAATGACATGTACACAACAACAACACTAAAAGCCCTCCGAGATGCTGGCGCTTGTTTTGAAGGCTACAACCGAGTTGTGCGCATGCTACAAAACGCATCCTTTACAAGAGGGGACGCAGCGCGAGAGTCATACATCATCTTCGCGCATAAAGAGCCAATCAGTTTGGTTGATATTTGTAATAGCAACGGTTTAGATAATGCGCTGTGGGCACTCCGTTCCGTGCCTGATATCGAACGCGATTGCCGGTTATTTGCAGTTTGGTGCGCTCGACAAGTCGAACATCTGAGCACCGATCCACGCGTAAAAGCATGCAATGATGAGGCTGAAAAGTTTGCTAACAACCAGGCAACGCAGGCGGAGGCTAGGGATGCCGGGGATGCTGCTGGGGCTGCTCAGGCTGCTGCTCGGGCTGCTGCTGCGGCTGCTGCTGAGGCTGCTGATGCTGCGTATACTGCGTGTGCTGCTGAGTATGCTGCTGCTGATGCTGCGTATGCTGCTGCGTATGCTGCTGCTGATGCTGCTGCGCGTGCTGCTGAGGATGCTGAGGCTGCTGCTGATACTGCTGAGGCTGCTGCTGATGCTGCTGATGTTGCTTATGCTGCTGTTAGGCGCGCGCAATCGGAGATGTTTATTAAGATGTGCAATGGTTTGGCCCCATGGCAAGAGGATGGCGAGAAATGACTGATTACATCAAGCAAGTGGCTGAGGCCGATCAAAACCTAGTGGAAGCGCTAGAAGCCCTGATGGAATGGCAGGTGAAGAACGTGCGCGTTTGGCACAACAATGCATACGATCAAGCCTTTGCGGCGCTCGCTAGTTGGAAGGCTACGCGTGCCAGCGTGCCGGGGCCTGAACCTGTGGCTTACGTATCTGAAAAATGTATGATTTGGCTAAAAGTCAATGCGGAACCCCTGCATACGATACTTTATTTTGACGGGCATACTCACGCATTTGGTGGAGATACAGTACCACTCTACTCCTTCCCACCGGACGCACAGGCCGAGGTTTACCGGCTTAATACCGAAGCCGAAAAGCGCGAAGAATTCATCGAGCGACTGATTGCGGCCCGGCATGTTGAGTTGATGCGGGCGTCGGAAGCCACAATTGACGCTTGCCGAAGATTTGCCTATCCATTAACAGATTTATCCGGTGTTTATGCAAAGCCAATCGTAAACAAGGTAGAACAGGAGCGCGGAGAATGACCACAAAACATGAAGCGATGCGCGAGGCGCTAGAATTAATCGTAAGCCTATATTGGAAGGATGAATGGGTTTTCGTAGAACGAGAGATGCAAATGATCGAAGAGGCGGCAGAATATGCCCTCGCAATGCCAGATGATAAAACCCGAGAGGAATCCTCGTTAGTTGTTCCTGCTGGATGGCGCGATGATGTTGAACTGGCAGCGCAAATGCTTACATGGGGGCAAGACGAAGGCTTTACTGCTCAACAGTCGAGAGAAGTTGCAGCACATCAGAAAAAACTGTTTTCTATGCTCGCCGCAGCCCCGCAACCAGAGGATCAGTACGGCCCCGACATTGATTACCTCATCGCCAGCGTGCCGAAGTCTGAGCCGGTAGCGCGGTGCCGAATGCGTAAGCACAGGGCGCAATCAAAAGTACACAAGTAAAACACTTGCATTTGCTTGTAGCGATGTGTATATTGAATGGGCTTAACCAAGAGGACGGACAAATGAGCATCGAAAAACTGATCGCAGATCAAACCGCAGCCCTTGAAGCAAACACCAGCGCGGTTAAAGAACTTACCGCCGTGTGGCTGCAACTGCGGGCGCGCGCAGGAAGCGTAGCCCTAGACGAAACAGCGGAAGTAACTGCGGGCGGCGTGAAGTTGGAAGGAGCGCGCGCTGCGAAGCCGGAAGCAAAAGAGCAGTCTACTAATTCGCAAACCTTGCCCCCGGCTTCGAAAATGGTGGATACAGCCCCCCCAGCGGATGATGTTGGGTTCGCCGAAGTGCGGGAGCTGGTGATCTCTTTAAGTCGTACGCATCGCGACCAGATTAAAGCGATCAACGCGCAACACGGTATCGCCAAGTTGTCAGTTCTGCTGACCGACGAAAATGACTTTGGCAGCGTAAACGACCGGGCGAAGTTAAACGCGGTGTACGCCGATCTCCTGGCGTTGGAGGTATAAGACATGGCGCATGCTTTTCTAAGCCCGAGTGGGGCTCCCGCCTGGCTCCGCTGCCATGCAAAGGTGTGGCGTGAAAAAGAATTCCCCGACACTAGCAGCGCATCGGCGGATGAAGGCACGGCGGCGCACTTCTTGCGTGACTTGTGTCTTTGCACGAATGTTGATGCGGGGGCCTATATTGGCCGCGCTATTGGTGTTTGGCCGGATGGCGCTGACTGGTGGACGGACGGATTTCCAGTGCCCCCGGCTAGATTTACTGTTGACGCCGAAATGGCCAAGTATGTCCAGTCCTCGGCGGATAGCGTGCGCCGGGCCGCCAATGGGGGCGCATTGTACTCCGAACAGGAGCTGAGCATTACCAGCATTACCGGCGAGGCGGAGGCGACCGGTACTAGCGATGCGGTGATTGTATCCGATACCGAACTGATTATTGACGACCTGAAATACGGAAAGGGGCTACAGGTCTTCGCGGAGGAAAATGAGCAGCTCTTGATCTACGGCGCCGCAGCGCTGGAAGAGTTTGACGTGCTCGGCGATATCAAAACGCTTCGCATGCGCATCAGTCAGCCACGCCTCAATCATGAAGATGAATGGGTGCTGCCGGTGGAAGAAGTGCAGCGGCGCGTGATTGGGATTCGTCAAGTTGCCGACAAGATCATGTCGGGGCCGGACGGCCTGGAAGCAACGCCAGGTGAAAAGCAATGCCGATTCTGTAAAGCGAAGGCGTCTTGCGAAGAATATAGAAATTTCGTACTCGGCGCGGTGGCTGACGACTTTGTTGACCTGAATCGCGGGGAGACTCTGATCAGTCCGCAAGATGTGGAGCGCGTACTAGCCAGCGCCTACGGCGTAGCACCGGGCGCGGTGACTATCGACAGCGGCGACTTTCCGGTTCGTTTTGCAGTGGCCAAGCCGTCAATCGTTCCGCAGCTCGCCAGCGCGGAAGAGCGTATCACTAATTCTGACGACCAGCACCTGGCGACGTGCATGGACGCCCTGGACATGGTCGAGGGTTGGTGCAAAGCGGTGCGCGCTGAGGTCGAGCGCAGGCTGCTGGCGGGTAGCTTTAGCGATAGCCGGTACAAGCTGGTCGAAGGGCGCAAGGGCGCGCGCGGTTGGCTTAATGTCGACGAAGCTGAGGCAGCGCTAAAAGCAATGCGGCTAAAGGTCGATCAAATGTACGACTTCAAGGTCAAGACGCCGCCAGCGCTTGAAAAGGTCATTGCCGCCGCTAACCCGCGTAAGTGGGCGAAGTTGCAACCGCTAATCGGCCAGACGCAAGGCAAGCCAAGCGTAGCGCCCGCCAGCGATAAGCGCCCCGCGCTACAACTGGCAATCGCAGAACAATTTGAAGTAATTACCGACGACTTAATTTAAAGGGATCACCAAATGAAAACTACCGTAAACAACGTGCGCATCGCATTCCCGGATATCTTCGAGCCGAACAAAGACGGAAAATTTGCAGCCGGCTTTATCTTGCCGACGGATCATAAAGGCCTGGCAGCTGTGGAAGCTGTGTGCGAAGAAGTTGGTAAGGCGAAGTGGGGCGCGAAGTGGCCGCAGATGAAAAAGCAACTGGCCGCTGCCGACATGGGCCTGATCCACAACGGCGACGCCAAAGCGACTTATGAGGGCTATGAAGGCAATCTGTTTTTCAACGCCAGCAACAAAGTTCGTCCGACGGTGGTCAACCGCGACCGCAGTCCGCTGACGGCGCAAGACGGCGTAGTTTACAGCGGTTGTTTTGTTAACGTGATTATCGACGTGTGGGCGCAAGACAACGAGTACGGCAAGCGGATCAACGCGCAGTTGCAAGGCGTCCAGTTTTTCAAGGACGGCGACGCGTTCAGCGGCGGGGGTACGGCGGCGGATGCGGGTGACTTTGATGAAATCGCCGACGGCGCAGACGCGGATGATTTAGTCTAATGGCCTTGCTCCTTATCACTATTTCAGATCGCCCGGACGGTACGGTTGAAATCGGTTTGAAAGTTGAACCGCCGATGCAACCGGGCCAAAAGGACGCTACGCGCGCTCAAGTGCTCGCCGCCGCCGCGCTCACCGCGATTGAGATCGAAATGAAAGACGGCCCCGATTTGATTATGCCCCCTGCCGGGCTAATCCTCAATTGAACCCGCGCCCTGACGACAGGGCGTTTTTCATAGCGTGCTTTGCGGTACGCTATGAAAAACGAAAGGCTAATAATGACTGCATATTACAACGAGATTGACCCATATGCTGCCCAATGGCTGCGCAATCTAATCGCTGCCGGGCACATTGCGCCCGGTGTAGTTGATGAACGATCAATTCAGGACATTACCCCCAATGAACTCGAACAATACACACAGTGTCATTTCTTTGCAGGAATCGGGATCTGGTCCCTCGCTTTACGTCGTGCCGGTTGGCCCGATGAGCGCCCCGTCTGGGCCGGCTCATGCCCTTGTCAACCTTTCAGCGCGGCAGGCGCGGGAGCTGGGTTTGATGACGAGCGGCACCTTTGGCCTGACTGGTTCCACCTCATCGACCAGTGCCGACCTAGCGCAATCTTTGGTGAGCAGGTTGAAGCCGCAATTAGACATTCTTGGCTCGACCTTATACAAACTGACTTGGAAGCAATCGGTTACGCCTGCGGGGCGGTCGGTTTCCCTGCTGCGGGTGTCGGTGCGCCGCACATACGACAACGACTTTATTGGATGGGCAACTCCGGTTGTGAGAGATTACCGAAACAGCGGGGGCGACGGGACGAATCCGAGAGATGTGCCGAGACAGACCGGCTTAGTAGGGTGGCCGACTCCGATAGTAAACGACCTAACGGGCAGCACTCACTGTTACAGCGGCAAGCACCCGGATGGCACAAACAGGATTTGCTACAAATTGCCAGGGACTACGAAACTAGTGGATGCTGGAGTCCCAGCCCGATTATCGGCAACTGGCCAGTTGAACCCGGCACATTCCCGTTGGCTCATGGGGCTACCTCAAGAGTGGGACGACTGCGCGCCTACGGTAACGCGATTGTCCCGCAGCAAGCCGAAGCGTTCATAAGAGCGTACCTCGATGCTAGAACCATGGGCTGATCTAGTATGGCTACCCCCCTATACCTAGATACAGAAACGTTCTGCGAAGTGCCGATAGCGAACGGTACGCACCGCTATGCCGAAAGCGCTGAGATCATCATGTGGCAATGGGCTGTCGGTGACGGTCCGGTGATCGTGCGCGACGGCGATGAGAACATTGATGATCTGCTGGCGTTACTGGCCGATTCGCAATACGAGATCGTGATTCACAACTCAGCGTTCGACCGTACTGTGATGCGCCACAACGGCATTACGATCCCGGTAAACCGCATTTTCGATACGATGATCTGCGCACAGGCGCATAGTCTGCCCGGTGCGCTAGGGCTGCTGTGCGAAGTACTGCGTTTGCCGACGGACAAAGCGAAGGACAAAGAAGGCAAAGCGTGGATTCAGCTTTTCTGCAAGCCCCAGCCGAAGGGCCGCAAGCTGCGCCGCGCGACACGCGAAACGCACCCGATTGAGTGGCAACGGTTTCGCGAGTACGGAAAGCTGGATATCGTTGCCATGCGCGAGGTGTATAAAAAACTGCCCCGCTGGAACTACAAGATCGGACACGCGGAGCATGATTTGTGGTGCTTAGACCAGCGCATTAATGATCGCGGCGTACTGATGGACCTAGAGCTTGCGCACTCTGCTATTCGAGCTTGTGCCCGGGCACAGGAGATCCACGGCGCCGACGTGGCGCGGCTGACGGATGGTGCAGTACAGACGACCGGGCAGCGCGACAAAATGCTTGGATTTATCCTGGAAGCGCATGGGGTGCTGTTGCCCGACTTAACCGGCAGCACGCTTAAGCGCCTCGTCAACGATCCAGATTTACCTGCTGAACTACGCGAACTGCTAGCGGTGCGCTTGCAGTCCAGCAAGACCAGCGTCAGCAAGTACAAACGTGTCATTAACGGCGTGTCACCTGATGGCAGGCTGAGGGGGCTGTTAGCGTTTTGCGGCGCGGGCCGTACCGGCCGCTGGTCGGGGCGACTATTTCAGCCGCAAAATTTACCTGGGCCCACATTGAAAAACGATGCTATAGAGCGCGGTATCGAAGCGCTAAAAGCGAATGCGGAGGACTTGATCTAATGCCAACAGTAATGGACTTAACCAGCAGCGCAATTCGCGGCTGCATCACCGCGCCGCCCGGCAAAAAGCTAGTTGTCGCTGACTTGTCGAATATCGAGGGCCGCATGCTGGCGTGGCTGGCGGGCGAGGCGTGGAAGCTTGATGCATTCCGTGCTTTCGATATGCAATGGGGGGTGGACGACGCCTGGCACACCGGCGGGGACATTACGCGCTTAGCGCTAAAGCGGGATTACTTCAAAGCCGCGCGCACCGACAAGGGGGCTAGGATCACAAAAGGCCACGATCTTTATGCGCTGGCTTACGCCAAAGCGTTCGGCATATCGCCGGACGCCGTCATGGAAAATAAAAAGCACGGCGACGGCCACATGCGCCAGGTCGGCAAGGTGATGGAGCTAGCCCTAGGCTACCAGGGCGGCGTAGGCGCGTTCCTGACGTTCGCAGCGGCATATGGCATTGATCTGGAGGCCATGGGCGCAGCGGCGATTGGCGGGCTGCCCCCAGATGTGCGCGCCGAGGCTGAGAGCTTCCTAGCCTGGCAGCTTGATATGGGCGGTACGCAGCACGGCCTATCTGATACCGCGTACGTGGTGTGCGAGTCCTTCAAGCGCTTGTGGCGCGCGGCGCACCCCAATGTCGTCGCATACTGGCACGCGCTGGAGCGCACCTGCATTGCTGCGGTGAAGCAACCCGGCGTTACCTTCGACTGCGCGAAACACAAGATCCGGCGTGATGGGGCCTGGCTGCGCATCCGTTTGCCCAGCGGCCGTTATTTATGTTACCCATCGCCGCAGGTTACTGATAGCGACAAGCTATCGTACATGGGCATGAACCAGTACACGCGGCAATGGTCCCGGCTCGGCACATACGGCGGGAAACTGGCGGAGAACTGCACCCAGGCGGCGGCGCGCGACGTGCTCGCGAGTAGCATGCAATCGATTGAGGACGCCGGGTACGAAATCGCGCTGACGGTCCACGATGAGGATATTACCGAAGCCCCTGATAGTCCGGACTATAACTGCGAGCATCTAGCCGCGCTGATGGCAACGCCCCCCACCTGGGCGCTAGACCTTCCGCTGGCCGCCGCTGGTTTCGAGGCGTACCGCTACAGAAAAGACTAGACTACAAGCGTGCACTTGTATATGCTTGTGTTAATCTAACTACGCAGGGGGATTTAATCATGCAAAAGTTTATTGCCTTTGTTGATGGCCGGAAGATTCGAGTAACTGCGAAGGATATTGTTGAAGCGATGGAACTTGTATCCTGCGCTAACCCGGGCGCGCACATTACGCTGCACACCGCACCAACTCGGGCAAAGCTGCGCGGCTGGCTGGCCGGGTTAACGCTGGCGGCCGTAGCGTTTTACCTCGCGCTATTCGCGGCTTACGCGGACGGCTTGATTAAATTTGGGAGATAAATGTGGGCGAGCAATGCTTAGAGCGTGATATCGAAAAGTACCTTGTAGCTAGATGCAAAGAACTTGGCATCCTATGTGAGAAATTCACTAGCCCCCAGCGGCGCAGCGTGCCAGATCGCATCTTAACCTACGACGGGATCATCCTTTTCTTGGAGCTGAAGGCGACAGGCAAAAAACCAAGCGCCGCTCAAAACCGCGATCACGCCAATCGCGAAGCGCACGGCGCAAGAGTGCGCTGGGTGGATAGCAAAGACGGCGTTGATAGGGTACTCAGGCTAATTACGCAGTGCCTACGGGGCCCAGACTAATGGCGATTGACTTTATACCGCATGGCTACCAGTCCCTAATCATGCCGTTTATCCAGCGCGTGAAGCGTTGTGCGATCTGGGCGGGCATGGGACTAGGTAAGTCGGTATCGACCGCTACAGCTCTAGATGCCCTGTCCCTTGTAGAGGACATTTACCCGCTGTTGATCGTCGCACCACTGCGCGTCGCGCGCAGTACCTGGCCGCAGGAGTACCGCAAATGGACGCATCTGCGGCATATCCAGGTGATACCCATTATCGGAGACCGGCAAGCGCGCATAGCTGCATTGCGAATCAAAGTGCCGGTGTACACCATCAACTTCGAGCAATTGCCCTGGCTGGTGGAATACTTCGGCGAGAAATGGCCATTCCACACTGTCGTCGTAGATGAGTCTACCAAACTTAAGGGCTTTCGCTTACGGCAGGGCACGCAGCGCGCTAAAGCGCTGGCGCGGGTGGCGCACACCAAGATCAAGCGAATCGTGTTACTGACCGGCACGCCTAGTCCAAACGGCTTAGAGGATTTGTGGGGCCAGCTATGGTTTGTGGATCGGGGCCAACGACTAGGCACTACGTATGACGGGTTTAAAAAGCGTTGGTTCAGACCGGCGCATACCGGCTTCGGGGTAGAAGCTATCGAAACCGCACAGGAGCAGATACATGCGGCTTTACGCGACGTGTGCATCACGATCGACGCGGCGGACTGGTTCGACCTGCAAGCACCTATCATCAATAAGCTGTACGTCGATCTACCCCCGAAGGCGGCAGCGCTTTATGCAGACATGGAAAAGCGGCTATTTATGGCGTTGGAGGGCCACGAGGTCGAGGCGCGTAGCGCGGCCGCAAAGACCATGAAATGTTTACAAATTGCAAACGGGGCCGCTTACATCGATGACCGCGGCACGTGGAAAACCATACATGATGAGAAACTTGATGCGCTTGAGGAAATCGTGGAGGAAGCAGGCGGGATGCCGGTACTGGTGGCATATCATTTTAAGAGCGATCTCTCACGACTCTTGGGACGTTTCCCGGCGGCTCGGCGCTTGGACAGTAACCCCGAAACGATTGAGGATTGGAACGCGGGGCGGATACCGTTATTACTTGCGCATCCGGCCAGCGCTGGCCACGGCTTGAACTTACAGGACGGGGGAAACATTCTCGTGTTTTTCTCGGTTAACTGGAATTTAGAAGAGCACCAGCAGATCATCGAGCGTATCGGCCCCGTCAGGCAACTGCAGGCCGGGCACAACCGCCCAATGTTTATCCATTTCATTTTGGCGGCTAAAACCGTGGACGACATGATCTTAGAACGATTGCAAACAAAGCGCGAAGTTCAGGATATTCTGCTTAGCGCGATGAAAGAGAGAGGCTACAAATGACGAAGGCCAAACAGGTGGCTAGCGCGCTTGCGATGCAGGAGGGCGGAAGCCACTACAAAGACTTGCCGATTCAACCGGTGGAGTTCTTCTTTAAAAATGCGATCCCCTATCTGGAGGGCAACGTGATTAAGTACGTGTGCCGTCATCGGCGCAAGGGTGGAATCGAAGACCTACGCAAGGCGCAGCATTATATTGCGCTGATCCTCGAACTGGAATACGGGGTACTGCCGAATGAGTGATGAAATCGACCTGGCCAACGACAACGCGGAAACGCTGCTTTCCGCCGGAGTGCGCGACGTGATGTCGCGCGCGGCAACGATGCCGGTAGGCGAAGCCGGAGACTGCGAACTCTGCGGCGAACACTACGTGCGCCTTGTGAACTGCACTTGCGCGCGGTGCCGGGATAAATATAAACTTCCCTAACCATGCAAAGGAGTTCATATGCTTAAAAAGAGCACGAGCAAAAAGGCCCTTGGTCAGAACATCGCTACCGAGATCAAAGCGGGAAAACCGCCCAAACAAGCGGCGGCAATTGCTTATTCAGTCCCGCGAGAAGCTAAAAAGAAGAAGTGATAAAAAGCGCCGAAAGGCGCTTTTCTCATTGTGTGATTTTCACCACATACGCTTGAAGCGCTGTCAGTTGCTTGATAGCGGAATCGCCATCGGCTGTGATGCCGACGAGAGCGCTTGCAGTCGCTCCGTCAAGTTGGGCGTACGGGGCGCTAACATCCATGCTGACGGTGCCGGAGGCTTGGGGCAATCGGCCGCAACTACCGGCAGCAGGGAATAAAACTCGACGATGAATGCCCGGAACTGATCGTTCTGAATTTAATTGAAAACCGGGCCACGTGGCCCGGTTCTGTTATTGCGACACCACGTCGGTGAGAACCGGGACCGGCGGGGCGACAGTGTAGCCCTCTGCAGTCAGTAGCGCCACGGCGTCGGCCACGGTTTGCTTCTTGTCAACGAATTCGACAAATCGGTCCAGTATCTGATGCACGTCGCTGTCAACCGCAACGCCGAGTGCTGCGACATGCGATGCCACGTAATTCTTTAGGTCAGCCAGAGTCATGATTTAATTCCCAGTCATTTTATGAATCGATCGAAGTCGTGCCGCCGTTTATGGCGACACGAATCGAACCAGCGGTCAGCGCTACCGATAATGCCACACTCAACGTGCTGGTGGCGGATTTTGATCTGAAAAAGTATCCAGCACCCGACTGGGCCAGGAGCATTTGCACAGGTACGGTTGGTGCGACAAACGCGGCTGGAATCCATGCTCGTGCCTGACCGATCACGCCAGCGACCGAATCGGTGAATGTTACTGTCACCATGCCTGCTACAGCCAGCGTGCATGTCGGGTCGAATGAGACCTGCAGGCGCGTGACATAGTATCCGGGCGCGCCCGTTTGCAGCGTGACCGGCGACGTGCCGCTTGCGGAACTTAAAACCGTAGATGTGTAGCTATCCCCGACAAAAGCGGGGATCGGCTCGTCACCGGAACCTGTGCTAGACAGTGAAATGTCGCCGACTGGTGTCGTTATCCACACCGGAATAGCACCGGCGGGATTTGATTGATTATTGGGAAAACCGCTCATTGTGTCGCGCTCCGGGTTGATGGATCATGACTGTCAATCCAGTCGTTGAGGATGAGCGCATAGGCGTGCGCATCTTGCAAGTCTACGGCGTCGGCGTCGGCACTTGCTGCTCGGGTGCGAAGATGGTCAGCAAGTCCGTCTGGTAATCTGACGCCGGAGGTGCCGTCAGGAGCGATGCTGGCGGACGCGGTGGCATTGGGCATAGCGTTGACACGTTGGCAACTGGCGCGGACCCACAGGCCGCGAGAGTGGACAACACTAGCAACGTTACTAGTGTGCGTAGCAAGCTGTGCGGCGCGCTGTTGAGCTGCCAGGTTGAGCTGTTGCGAGAGTTTGGCATTTTTAGCATCCTCGATGATGATCTGACCGTCACGCTTGCTCAGTGCGTCGGATTGTTCGGCTTGACGCTGCGCGATTCGTTCGCCGTAGGCGTGTTCTTGATACTCCCATGCGCCACCTGCGCCAAGCGCGAGCGACAGCAATGCTGCAATTAAAATTTGTTGCATAACCATCCTTTAACTGTGGTTAGCACTCGAAAATCATCAGGCGCGACAGCTTTGATTCCGGCGCTAATGGCATAACCGATTGCGCTGGCCACCCCCCATTGTGCATCGTATCCGAAATGGAAAATCGGGGCGATCGCGAAAAACATAATCGCCTGCCAGGTTGTCGGTTCTTCGAGTCGATCAACTACGAACTGAGGCATAATGCATTTTCCCTTCTACGGCGGGCAACCAGCCCGGGCAACAATTTGTGGCCGCCATACACATATCTGAGTAATTCTGTACATGCGGCCACGTGTTGTTTTTCTCGCTCAAGCGTCGGAATTCGGCTGGTGCGTAATCTGGCAACACCCGTATTGTATGCGAAATCAGTGTATGCCACCCGAGCATTATCCGGCAACCCGGGCATCATCTTGTCAACCGGCCCGAGATAATCTTCGATGCGCGATTGCAACATTCGACGACATTGCTCGGGAGTTTTCGTTTCACCAGGGTAAACACCCTGAGTTTCTCCATCACAAATTGTTAGGATCCCGACCGGATCGTGATACGCATGTAATCGGAGACCTTCATTCGGTGCGATGAATGCGACACACGCACCGATAATTCCACCAGCGATCAAGTGCTTCGCGCTCATGCTATTTTACACGGGATTGGCGTGTCCTCGTCGTAGCATTCCACGGCACACACTCGGTGATAACCATCGACAATCTCCACCCGGCACCCGTCGGTTCGGCGCACCAATAGGATTGGAGATAAAGATTTACCGACGGAAATTTTGTTCAAATTTTTGGCGACATGCGAATTTTCTACCCCGAGAATTGGTAGCCTCGCTGCCCGACAAATGTCTTTGGCCTTAAAGTATGACATGGGTGCCGCGCGCAAGTTGATCACCGCAGTTTCAGCGTCAGTCTGGGGTACGAGCAGCATCAGATATGACAACGCCGCCGGGTAATCATGATCTTCGGGCGCCGATAACCACTTGATTGGTTTCATTGTTACCTTTCTGAATTGTTTGCCACACGGTAGTCCCAGCCCACATGAAAATTGCGGCCAGGATTGTCGCGGCAACTGTGGTTTTAATCTGCCTGGTCATTGGGCGGACGTCATCGGCCGCAATACGAGACTCGCGTGCGTGTTCCAGATCGAGCTTAATTGACAGCGCGTCCTCGGCACGTAGGCCGAACGATCTCAAATGCTCAGGGGTCAGCATATTCACTCTGACGGCTTTTATGTCCTCATTCGCGCGCCGAAGGCCGGATTCCAGGGATTTGAAACTGACATGGGATTCTTGCACCGACCTGGACAATTCCGCAAGGGCTGTCGTCTGCTGACGCAATGCCTCGCTGGTCATGCGGGACGCCATCGAGAGTTCCCCGAGCAGCATGTGCAAGTGTTTATCGTCCGCAGCCATTTCGGCCTCATCCGGTTTGTCGTCGCTTGATTTTATCATAAATTACGCCACCAGAATGCACCGAGGATAGTCAGGCAATTGTGTCGGATGCCACCCCATTTTAGCCCTACTAGCGCGTTTAGTTCCGACACGTCTATATCTCGCCTTCGCCAGCCACGGGTCATGTGCCAGCCGGAATACAGGCGCGGATCGAACGGGGATCGAGTCAGTGCGCCATGCCTGAACCGATACACATCGCCGTTGCAATAAATCGCATATGACCCATACCGACTAAATAGAGCGATTACAAAATCCTGCGGTGATGTCGGTCGTTTACGCAGACAATAAACGTGGCCGATTTCCGGCGATTGGCCGTCATCATCGTATGATCGGACGATGTACCAGATCGCCATTCCGACCATGCATAGGGTCTGTATCAAAATGGCGAGTAGGTAATTACGCCATGCGAGCGCGTACCAGAAGGCATGAATGAATACATCAGCCACGGCGTACCCCATTACCGCTGCGGCAATACATTTTTCTCGCAATCTAATATATGGGATTACTGACAGGCACCACCCGGCCAAAATTGCAAAATTGACCGAGCGTGCCATATCGTTGAGCATCCACTCACTGGGCGTTTCAGGGTGCAGGAGGCGTATTAGGAGTGGGAATGCTAGGGTCAGTATCAGGACGCCTTGCGGGAACGACTGGCGCATTCCTAAACGGTCGAGGTCTCGCATTTTTTTTCCGTTTCATGTAACTTTGTTTCACGTCATGCCCCCTAGTGACGTTAGCCACGCGGGCACTGTCGGCCACACGCAGGTGCTCGGGAACCCCGCTTGCTCGGGCACATTACGCAATGCTTCCATCAGCGTAAGCAGGTCAGTGAATTGCGCTGATGTTAAGCTAGTTGTACCACCCAGATCGAGCTGTGACTTGTGTCGCACGTAGAGAGGTTGTAGCTGATCTAGATACGAATTGCGCTGTGTGCGGGCTTGTACGGCCAATTGAGTAGCGCTCGGCGGAGGGTTTTGCAGCGCTAACGCCTGCTCGTCGGTCAGTTGTGCCATGCCTTGAGGCCATGACGCCAAGGCGAGTGCCGCGCCATCCATGTCATCATGCAGAGTACCGTCTGCGGGGTTTTGCCAAATTGACATGATCTGTATCCTTAATTGATTAGTTTCAAAGGAGATTCGCCGCCATATAGATTGCCGTCGCTACCAAGATAAATTGCAGTTTGAATGTAGATAACCGGTGCAGCGTTACCAGTGATCGCCTTGTAAAACAGTGTGCGGATTTTCATATGTCCATAATCATTCGGATGCACGTTGTCATACATGTCGCCAGGGTTTAACTGGCTGCAACTGTCGATAACGCTGACATCCAGACCATAGCCGGACAATTCAGCCGCCAGTGCTGCCAGCGCGGTATTGTATGCGTCAACGTTGGCGTTCGAACCGCCAAAGGTGTAAGCGAGCGCATGCGGGGTATTGCCAAGCACAACTTTCGATTTTGGCGCACAGCTAGAATACCAATGGAAATATACCGGATTGCTTGCATCGGCATGCGTAACATTGATTGCGACAGCATGCGATCCAGCACCAAGACCTGTAATGGCGATACCGTATGGACCATAGGCCACGCCAAGCAGGGTAGTTACCGCACCGGCGGTTGCGTAACTGCCCTTAAGCACGCCATCGACGGTGACGGTAAATGTCGATGCGTTACCTACCTGACGGAGCGTGCCAAGGATAAACACGTCACCGGTGGTCGTGAATGCCGCTGTCGCCCCAGCTGCAGACGCGCCATGCATGCTATACGCGTAACCCGTCCCCCAAGCTCCAGAAAACGATACCCCGTTTGCCGGTGTCGCCAAACTGCACTCAGACGCCAGCCACACGGATAGGGCACGCAATCCATCGATGTAGTAAGCCAAACCAGCAGAACCTTGCGCGGCATACTGCGCTTGGTCATTAGTACCAAGCATACTGGTCGATACATCACCAGCCACGGTATTTACCCCGTAAACTTTCGGAGCTTGGTCCATCACCATGTTAGTGCTGACCCCACCATTTACAGTCGTCAAGCTAAAATCAGTATTCAACCGATTTACGTAGCAATTTGCCTGCAAAGATGCGCCGGTACCTGCCGTGATTGAGTCACCAAATGCATAATGTGTCATTGTATGACCCCCTTACGTTAGCAAAGAATAAATCGAGCTAACGCCCGCGTTGGTAATCGTCAAGCTGAAACTGCAGTACGGCGGTAACGGCACTGTGGCCGATGATCCTTGTCCAGTAACATCTGCAATTGCTGTGACCTGAGATCCATTAACATACACACCAGGAATTGTGCCCCCTTGTATATAAATTACCAATGTCCCTGTTCTAGGTTTAACGTTGTAATAAGTTGTTCCTGATACTGGACTGAATGTGGAGTATGATTGCCCGTAACCGTAGCTCATCAATGCGGCTAGCGATTCACCGCCCATGCCTTGGACGAATGTCGGATTAACCCATGTTCCCAGAGTTGCCTGGGTCGCTAGGATGTATCCGACAATACGGTACGGGCTTGCTGTAACTGCCGCTGTGGAGTACCAAACAGCGTTGGATGTTGAGCCAGTGCTAATTGCCGTTGAAGTGATTGTCCCCGTTTCTGACATGTCTAAACCACCAGCAATGCTAGCCACCGCAAGCGCCGGACTGCCACCATTGTATAAAACGGCCAGCACAAACATGCCCTGATTTGTGGCAGGTTGGCCAAAGGTCGAACCGCTTGGAGCAACCAACGATAATGCCGAGAAATTTACCGTTGAAATAACACCGCTATTACCCGTTGCGCTACGAAATTGCAATGTAGTGGCTGCAATCCCAAAAGTCATAGCGCCGCTTGCAGCTGATGCGCTGATCTGCTGGATCGGTTCAATTGCAATGGCGCTACTCACTGTATTGCCATTTACGACGTTTGTCCCATCACTATAAATCGTAGCAGTATTGGCACCCACGGTATTCGGTACGACAAATACACTACCCGGCGTGCCGACAACGGCGAATGTCACGCTGAAGGCCCCGGTCGTCGAGTTGCGCACCTGCCATGTCGCCGTAGTAGCGGGTAGGAATATGACGACATTGCCAGTCAGCGCGCCCGTCAGCGCCAGGATGTATTGGCCGTATTGTGCAGCTGTCAGCGTGACATTGGCATTCGTCAGCGCAATATTGGTCTGGCCATTCAGCAGATTATTTGCCCAGGCCGTCGTTGCCACGCTCGTGCTGCTATCACCCGCCGGCGGCGTGACTGTCTGACCGATACCCCCCGTGGCGAACAGCAGGTTGAATGTCGTACCATTGAACTGCGCCGCGCAGAACGAACCTGCGGCAATAGCATTTGGGACCAGCGCTCCACCTGGACCTGCGTTGAGCGCGTATCCTGTGCTGCCGTTCAGCGCCAACGTTGACGCGCCGGTATTTGCGTTAAGCGCCTTAAAATACACGATTGCGCCCGTTTTCGGCACGGGGGAGGCCGGGGAAAGCGCCACCGCGTAACTGTTTGCCGTGCCGGTGTCGGCGGCGTAGGTGTTCGCGTTGGCTTGAATCTGCGGCGTTTGCGCCATCAGATTCATTGAGCCTGCGGTCAGCAGGTTGGCGGCGATGTCCCCGGCATTCCACGCAAGCGCGGTTGTGCCTTCCTGCGCCCGGGTCATAGTGATGACATCACCCGTCACGCCGGTCACGTACACGATCTCGCGCAGCAAGCCGGTTGCGGCGTCAACGAACGTCATTGGAAAATACTGACCGGTCACGGGCGACGGGAACAGCACGCCGGAGCCGGGTGACAGGTTGGCGGTTAGCGCCACCGATGTGATTGCCCCAGCAAGCGTGGTCTGGTCGTTGTTGGCGAATAAAACGATGTTGGCCATTATTTTTTCTTCCTGTCCATATAGCGTGTCTTAGCTGGCGCGCTATCATGCGCGACCATTTCCTTTCCCACAGACTGCGGGATACCAGTGCTTTTTGCAATCTTAGGCTCGTGAGCCACCGCTTCCATGAGCCGGTGCTGTTTTTCCGAGGTCGTCGGCATGGATTTTACCTCATTCGATTGCAACGTTATACGTGAATTGGAACGGCAACTGAACAGCACCCGCATTTATCGCAGCTTGCAAAACGGGCGCCATAGCCAACGGGGCATTGGCGGTAAGCGTACTTTGTATCGTATTCAGTGCCACGGTATTGAGGGTGAAAGCATTGAGTATCGCTCCGCCGGTCACGCGGCGCATACCGTTCAATATCGTGATGTTGACCTGATTTCCTGCGCCGAAAGTGACGCTTACTTGATACGTCTGGTCGATGCCTGGATCAGTGCCGTTCACCCCGAGCAAGAATCGCATTACCCGGCGCTTCAACCATTTGATGGTGAACGCCTGACCATCGCCCTTGTAAAAGAACCATGTCAGAATTCGTTTGTACACGTCATCATTAGTTGCATAATACGATGCCGGACCAATCCGTTCCAACGTGTTAAGCGCAAGGGTGTTTAGCGCCCACGTATTCAATACCCCTACGCTCTGATTCGTTCCGCTCGGTAGCACTGGCCTCGGCAATCCGTATAGCCCGGTCCCGACCCAGTCCAGCAGCGGGCCTTGAATCGGAGCGCCGGTGTAAACTGGTAAGCCCACACTGTTGAACCAGTCCACATACTCCTGCGCTTCGCCGTTAAACGCCGACACGAACGCCTGCAGCGAATCGTCGTCATTATACTGCGTGTAGAGGTATGACGGGATGACTTGCGTTAGCATGGTTACCCCTGATTGACGACGATGTTGTTCGACAGCGCGAAAAAGTACGACTCTGGGTCGCCAGAAATCACGCCTGTTCCGGCGGCAGGCGCGGTGGATATCCCATTAATTGACACCGAAAAAATAAGTCGCGTCAGCAAATTAGTCGGCACGATTGACGACACCGCTTGCTGAAACACTTCCTGCATCTGAAACAGATTCACAGGCTGGCCCGCTGAAATCGAATTCACGTAGCTGGTCAATGCTGGCTGCGCAAGCTGCGCAACTGCGGTGCTCGAAATAAAATTCGTTGCACTCGTATTCCACGTCACCGTCACGGCCACGGTTTGCTGCGGCGGATTAACGAATGGAATCAGGTATGTGTCGGGATAGTCCTTGATGCTCACGGAAATATTACGCAGATTCGGCGTGACGACCCCGCCTGACACATACGCGCCATAACCTGAAGTGTTGACTCCGATGCTGAACGTGGTCTGGGTCAACACGGTGACGGTCAGGGGGGTGTTGTTTACGGCAGTCATACCGACGACGCCCGCGATATTAATTATCTGGCCTGTCGTGAACCCGTGATTTAAATTCGTGGTTACGACGCCGGGGTTTGCCAGGGTGATGCCGGTCACTGCCAGCGTTGATCCGGTCAGATCCAGAATGTCGAACAGACTTGTGTAAATTGCATTGGCGACTTGGTACGGGTCGCCCCCTCCGCAAAGTACCTCCCATGACGCACCCACCTGGCGTGCCGACACAAGGCGCGACTGCACCCCCGGCAAGTTTGCGAGGTTAGTTTTCAGCATTGTGGCCATACCCTGCGCACCGACGAGGCCCGCTTGCAGCACTAGTGACCTGTAGGTATCGATGCTTTCGGCAGCACCACCTGGCGTACCTGCCGTCGGGTTAGTCACGCTAAGCGTGATTGTGCTTGGGACCGACGTAATTAATTGCGTCACCGTGCCGGTGGGAACAGCCCACACGCCGCTGACGGTGGCCAGACAGTACACGGGGAGGCTCTGACCGTTGGATCCGATGATGCCGCCCTCCTGTGCCGTGTACTGATACGTGCCGTCAGACACCGTGAACCCCGGACCAATCGGGAAACCAACCGATCCCGAGAAAACCACGTACACGCTGGTATTACTGGTTGTACCCTGCGGGATACCGTAAATATTCCCCAGCTGAATCAGCAATTGCTCATTCGCAGCATACGGTGACAGCGAATTAATCAGATCAACGCGTGCCTGATCGCATACGACAAGCGCCCCCACATCTGTGCTGGCGATATCTTCAATCAGTGAACCGGGCAAATTTGCAGTGTAACCGGGGTTCTGTGCAGCAACCGACGCAATCAAATTAGCGCGTAACGTCGCGGGTGATTGCGGTTGCAGTCCGGCAGCGGTAATAACAGTCGGCAGGGTCATGTGGCCACCTGGGTGATAATTCGTGAGCCGCTATTGGTCAGAATGTTGATATTGTATGTCGGGTTGACGTCGGTTGTCTTGGCAATTTGCAGGCTCGCGAAATAGCCCGAGAATTGAGACTGCGTCCGAGCCACGTAAAACGACGGCAAAATTTGCTGAATCACCGACATCTGAGCCGGGATACCGTACTGTGCGTAAAACGGCGATTCGCCAGGCGCAAGCGCCAGGCATTGCGCCAGTGTGGTTAGCCACACTGGATCGTTGTACCCATTCGCGTCGGTGTCCACCTCGACCCACACGCCATTGATTCGCCCATATGTGCGCATTATACCGGACCCCCCGTGTTGCCGCTGCCCGTGGTAACGCCACCGTGGTGGTGAGTGCCAAGCGACTTGCCCTCGGCGACGACGTCGTTTGTCACGGTGATTGGCCCCAACATAGTCGCAGTGCCGCCGCCAGAGCCTGTGCCTTGTGACAGTGGCCCGTTTAATACCGTGGCCCCATTAACCGTAAACGTCGGCGTGGTGAGTGTTGTTGCGCCAGCGGTGATGTTAAACACGCTGGCGCCTACCTGACAATTTACTCCGGTCGGCGTTAGGGTGATTACCGCCCCTGAACCGGTGTCGCGCAGCACCACCCCGTTAGGGCCGTATAGCGTCACGGCATTAGGGTCCACCGATACCCAAGCAGTATTTGCTATGGGCAGGAACACGAGCGCTGAGAGGTTGGCGGGTTGCGTCAGACCAGCCACGCCGCCGCCCAATCCACTCATGCCGCCTAGGTGCACGTCGAATGGAATGACAACACCCTTGTCGCCAGCCTTAATCGGGTAGCGCGCATACTCGGGTCCGAACAGCGGGATAGTGACTTGCGGTAACGTGTAATCGGACGAGACTTCAAATTTGACGGTGACGATTGCGCCGGACACGGAAACGACGGACGCGGGCAAACCCTTACCGAGCAATTGATATGCGTCGATGATTTTGTTTTGCGCAAACGCGCTCAGCGTCTGCGCAAGCGGGGTTTTTTGTGCGTCGCTCATGCCGGTATCACAGCCTCAATTGAAGTCACCCATGAATTTGCGTCAGGCTGGCGAGAATTGCCAATGTGACGAACTGACATCACCTGGAATACGCCCTGCTGAGCTGACCGATCTCGCGCTTGTGGTTGTGACGCCTGCGTCGTGATTGTAACAGACCCCTGCGGTAACTTAATATAATCACCCACGCTGATATCACCGCGCAGCACACAGCGTACATTTATCGTCTGCGGAGCAATCCACGTGGGCTGGCCGATCATGTCAACAAAATTTAATTGCTTTGGTGTCACCGCGGTGGTGCCGTCATAGACGACAATCTGATTATTTTTGACCAGCATCGATACGCCCGAATACGTGCCACCGACGATGGCCTGACTCACCTGCTTGACGTATTGGGCGAATTGTACCAAGGTGCCGTAAAATCCGGGTTCGTCATGCGATAGGACCAGATTCGGATTGATATTCACGATGGATTTATATTGAGGAAACGCCGCACTCAGCGTGTTGGTAATCGCGGTGCCGAGTTGCATGCCCGCTTTCCAGTTCAACACTAGATTCGCGGTATCGTTGATTGTGCCCGAGTACGGGTAGCACACAATGTCGAGGCTTTGATTTTCACCCTGCCAATTGCCGTATGCCTGGAAAATCGTACCTTCAAGAATCAGTCCCGCCTGCGCTGGGTTAGCCAGCGGCAATCCCTTAGACATGCCCGCCGACACCTGAATGTTTTTCCCGTTGAGGTTGGATCCCTGCGAAATATCAGCCAGCCCAATGCCCCAGAGCTTAATGTATGCAGCACCCATTGGCGCCGCCATCGCATATAGCGGGATGTCAAGTTCAACAGTCAGCGCGCCGGGATTGTTTTGCCCGTTGGCCTGCAACGACGAATAAGTTTTAACCGGCATGGCGGTCGTCGGGTCGCTGATGACGATGTTGTAATAGCGCATTAGGGCGACACCTCGATCTGGGCGTTTGCAATCCGATACACCAGGGTGCTAGTGAAATATCCGGCGGTCAGTGAAATATCGTACCCGAGCGGCGAACCGATAAAAGGCATACACAAAATCAGCGTGCCGCCGAGGTCATAGATGTTGATGTAATACCGCTGGCCGAAAATGTTCCACGTGATGATGACGTTATAGGTCGTCCCGTCCAGTGTCGGCTGAAACTGGAACGGCGCGGTGGCAGTTGGCGTAAAATCGTAAGTCATAGGTCAGCCAGCAGCGCGGACGCCGTCCCGGTTAAACTCGACGCACCATTGATCGAAGTCGCGCCGGCAAGCGTGGACCCCGTGGCCACCGCAGCGCCAGACCACGATGGGGTGGTAATCGGCAACCCGCCGTCAATTTTATTCATCAGATTGCCTAGTACCTGATCCGCTTGATTTAAAGTGAGCAGTGGCCGCTCAAAATCCCATTGCCATTGGGTCTGAACCTGACGCGTGTCGCCGCCGCTGATGTCGCGCAGTCCTTTGAGGATTAGACTCTCGTAAATAAAAGCCGGGGTGGCCACGATGTAGGTGCCGCCCGAATTGTTATGCACGTCAAGTGCCGCTTTGAGCGCGCTAATCGTCACGAATTTTGTCACATAGCTGGACGACCCTTTTACAGGACAACTCATTTTCAGCGAAATGTGAAGCGGTTGCGCGATGATGGCGTTTGCCGCCACGGTCTGATTTGCGAACGGATATGAACCAATGCTATTTTCAACTAGGGTACCCCCCGGCAACGGCTCGAAATGACACAGATATTGGTCCAAATCCAGATCAAAAGATCCAGACAGCAAGCCCGATGTGAAATTGGCAGCCTCGGTGATGGCCACAATGGGCAACATTTGGCCGGGAATATTTTGCGCAATCCCACCTACCATGATAATGGGTGAAATTTCATTCCCGAGCTGAAACAATGAGCGCGCGATTGTCATGTCAGTGGGCCAGTTGGTTTGCCGTGGCGTATGTGTTGCCGCCGGTATTATTCATTATGGTGATGACGCTCGACGGGGTGAAGTGCGCTTTGCTGCCCTCGTGCTTAGTCATGGCCGCAATCAGATTGGCAAGCGTCTTGGGGTCATTCATATCCAATTGCGCCCCGGGCGCATATCCAGTCTGCCGCACCACATCGCGGATATACGCCCCGGTGGCGTTATTGTCGCTCGCTGGCGCGTAGCGATTGATGATCGAATCAATGCTGTTCTCACCGTGCGCACCGTAGCGCCGCAACTGCGCAGCCATGGCGCGCACGCCGGCGGCGTCGTCCGGGAACACAGCAAAGCCTCCCACGCTTGGATACCCAGGTGCGGTGCGCAGATTGCCGGGGTTGTGTCTGGAGCTACCGCTCCATGCAGCAGCGGCGGATGTGGTAGTGGCCCGCTGTGGTGTCGGGCTCACGCCCGGCATGCTAATCCCCAAGCCTCTCAGCAT